AACCTTGAGAACAGTTATGGTAGGAGTTCCAACCACATCGGAAGATCCATCTAACTTAAGAACATCTACTGCAGATATTGAATCTTTGTAAGACATTTTCTAAGTATTTGTTTTTCTACTTCGTCCCTTTGTTTGTAGAGTGCATTGTTCGAATAATGCAGAGGAATAAATCCCATATCAATCAGCCATTTATTCCTCCTGGATGATTGTTCGTGACCATCAATCTCAATCGCATACTTACCGATAAGAAAATCAATCTCACGACCATTGACTTCCTCACGAAAGCGGAATGGAATTCTATTTTTCTTTAACAGTTCATAGAATATCCTTTCTGCCTTCGTACTGTGCCTTTTAACAATGTCAATTCTCATTTCCTAATGTCCTCTCCTCGGAGATAGAGGAAGAGTTTTATTGGGGTGGGATTGAGTAACAGAGCTCCCACCAGACTCCGACCTTTTTAGGATTTTTATGCGTTCGTTCCAGTAGAACGGAGCCAATTGCGAACATCGTTGAAACCGTAGGACATGTCCAGACCAGCCGAGTACTTAATCTCCTTAGTATCATAATCAATGAACTGGGGATCAAGTACCAGTGGCATACCCTCCTTTACCTGCAAACCAAACTTAGGACCAACCTTTGAGCTATCGAATGCCCCCCACACAATATCAGATGAAAGATATGGGTTGGGAACAATATCGAAAGCATTCTGGATTGAACCATCGCGATTTGCAGTTCCTGGTTTCTCACCACGTTGAATGGACTTGAGAATTTCTTGGGCACGGTGATGAACAGACGATTCCTTTTTACAGAACAGTTTGTCCAACTTGATGTCAAGAACCTCTCCTACGCCACCCTTAATTGCTTGCCCTGTTTTGAGGGCAGCTTTCCAGGCATCGTAGTCAAAATCCATATTGCTCGTGGTACCATCGCTAACAGTGTTGCTCCAATCAGTGCCTCCATCCTCACGGGTATGGGCAGTTGACTGTAACGCTACACCATCACCACCAGTATTCGTTACCGAGAACGAGAATTTACCAGAGGTTTCTGTGTAGGATGTAGAACCACCATTAACGAAAACATTCGCAAGAACCTGCTCCTTGAAGCGAATAGCATCATTCTTCAGTTCCTTGGCAAGAGCTTCCAGACGACGAGCTTGGATACCATACCTCCACATTGGGCGTGTAATCCGTAGCATACCGCTAAAGAAGCTCTGGGTGTAGGACTTGTCAAAGCCCTGATGCGGAGAGTCTGCAGGAATAGAAGCGTTCTCTGGAATCTTTGAAAACGTCGAGATGGACGTAATTGAAGAATCCTTAACGATCAAGTTCTTTACAGGCTCTACATAGTAGTAATCCTTATGGTACTCCTGAAGATCTGCGGGGGATTTGAGCCAGATTTCCTGAATAGAAAGATCTGTCAAATCTGCAGCAGAATCAAGATCATAAGGTACATTTGTAGTCATTTTAAGCAGTTAACTGCGGACCTTTTAGTATGTATCCAAAAAGTTTCTTGTCGCTACTTGCCCCTATCCTGCTAAGAGCAATGAACACAGCAGCAGTTGACGCAGAGCTTGTTGATGTGTTATTCACAGTACCAGCGTCTGTCAGAATGTGCGACTTGTTCAATTGGTCATCAGCGGTATTGTTGGTACAATCAGCCATCATATAGGTTACTGCAGTAAGAGGTATTGCCTCCATATATGCAGTAGCCGCACCAGTCGTCTGTGTTTTTGTAACAATTGCCTCAACATTGCTAATGTTGGCTGTTGTGGCAGCAGCATTCGTTACATATCCACTGTCAGGAACCCTAATGATAAGATTTCCTGCTGTGAATGTAGTAAGTGCTTGTGCAAGATACTTAATTTTACCAACCCCAGGAACCAAGTTTACGGGCTTGAATGCCATTTACTTTTTGGGTTGTAGAGATCTAATTTCGGAGAGTCTCTCTTCAATTTGTTCTCTACTTAGGTTAGGATATCTCTTTGAAAGTTTCTCAATTTCCTCGTCAGCACCTCCGCCGCCTTGAGGACCACCTCCAAGAGACAAACGACCTTTCAGTGAACTTTCTATCTTCTCTCTAGTCCGACCTTCCTCTCTGGCTCTTGAAACTCCACCAGATAAATCTTTGTGAATTCTATCAAGAAGTTTCCGATAACCATCAACAGAAGTCGGCTGGCGATACATTTGAAATTCTGACAGAACTTTCTGCCAACTCTCATCTGTATCGTACTCGGGATGCTTGGCAATGAACTCAGAGACTGCTTGGTTCTCATAAGATTTAATTGACTCAAGTTGGAGTTTTTGCCTTTCGGCAACCAACTCCTGTTGAGAAACAAATCCCTTCTTATGAGCCCATGCTTCGAGTTTCTTTTCATCCTCGGGATTTAATGGAACTTCTTCATCACCTTCCTCCTCAGTTTCTTCAACCTTAGATTTCAGTGATTCAAGCTCCTTTGAAAGCTCCTCATTTTTTTCCTTCAATGATTTGCTTTCATCCCTATAAGACGCAATGCCTTTGTTAAGGTTCCCCACTTGCTCCTGCAATTTAGCAAAAGCATCTAGCGTAACCACGGGCAAGTTCCCTTCCTCGCCCTTCTTTTCTTCAGCCATTTCTTTTTACAACTTTTTTGTTACTGAGAGTAGCGACCTCTCGATAAAGAGAATAGCCCTCGGGATCAAGGGCTATTCACTAGGCTGCAATGTCTCTGGGAGCACTGCAGGACTAGCGAACCAGGCATGGACCAAATGCCCATAAGTCAATCCTAGTGAGTAGCCCTTATCCCAGAGAATGCTACTTAGTTTTCAAGTTACCTCTTCGCTACCTTTACGACCTTTATTATACTCCAAACCAAAAATAAAATCAAATACCAAACGCCTTACACCACACAAAGTAGTCCTCCTCCAACCCAATTTGTCTTGTTCTTTCTTCTTTACTCATCCCCTCTCGAGGACCAAAAAGATAGGGGGATTCACATACCAATTTCTCAGCTTTTACCAGCATTTTACCAATGTCCCTTGATGGTTCAAAAGTAAAAAATATCTCAAGAATCTTATTGTAATTATCATTAAGTTCTTTCAATTTTTCCTTTGGAACATCATAGACCTTCTTGCCACTTTTATCTATCGCAATCTTTGGATTTCCATCGCTATCTTTATCTGCATATTCTGAAAGGAGAGCGATTCTTGCATCCTCAAGAGTATCAAGTTCTTTTTTCAGAAGAGTTGCAAACCAAGTCCTCGTACGACTTTCATCCCCAGCAAGACGAAGTTCTTGAAGCCAATTAACAAGACCATCAATATACCTTTTTCTTATCCTAAATTTAGGCATAAGATTTTAATCTGAACTCCGGAATCGGTCTATTCAACTTCTGGTAATAACTAACAATGTAGGATCTCACCTTCTCGCAATGATCTTTTATCGCCTCATAACTCTGATAACCACCGATGGTTCTGGTTCTCCGATCCTCTGGTTGATAGTCCTCCTCAATAGCAAGATTCGTAACTGGATCCATTTTATACTTTCCGTCCTCACCAACGATCGGACGACTACTAATTCCCTTATCAGACAATCTTGGAGGAACAATAAGAGTAAATGAAAAACCAGGTTGATCCTTTCTTGGAATGACCTCAACTCCAAAATCCTCTCCCAGCGTCTCATCAACAATCTTCACCATCTTCTCATCTACATTCTTTCTTGTTGCTGATGCTCTTACGACGTCTGCTGCAAGAGCACCTTTCTTGAAGGAATCATCCTTGCCTCCCGCCTTCACTTCAAGTGTTTTTAATCTTTCATCCATTCTTGCAACCACTTGCGCCAATCCTTTAATAACACTGATAAGTGATTCCTCCTTTGGAGAATCATTCTGGTCATCGGGAATTGCAGGAGCAGATTGAGAGCCAACAGAAGGAGCAGCAACGCCACCATCATGCTTCATCATCTTATGTGCCCCAAGATTCTTGTAGTCCTTACCATCATTGCAGATTTCACAAATCATATCATTATTTTATTTCTTTCGACCTTTGAAAAGTTCCCAGGGTTTTACCCCTGTATTTAATTTAGCAATTACTCCATGCATTAACTTCCATGCCTCATTTCTTGCAATCGCCATACTCAATTCATCCACGGGCAACTCGATCCTTCTTTTCACCACAGCTTCTTTTGTTTCCTCTGGGGTTAGTTTGAACATAACTTCGTATGGAATTCTATTAACTCTTCTATCATATCTCAACGCAAGTCCCCTTCTTAATTCTTCATTTGATATAAAATAAATAAATTGGAAAAGATTAATAAAATTAAGAGAATAACTCTTTCCTGCAACCTTCATTTTTATACCTTTGCACTCAACATCGTTTCCATCGTCGGAAACTTCAAAGAGAGGAGTAAACTCAATCTTACTTCCCTCTGCAGAATGTAAAATCCAGGACTTAGACATCCTTAGAAGCCCAGTCATTTAACCTTTGCATAAATCTACGTAATCCTTCCTTTATCCCTTCCGTCATATAATACTTTTTAACCAAATCAAACTCTGAATCTGCAACAATTCCTGCTCTTGTAATATCCTCAATCTCCTTTTCAAGAATGCTCTTAAGAATATCCTCATTATCCTCAATAATTCTCTTTGACTTTGCTTTCATTAATCGTGGATCAATCATAGAACTGGTTTCTTAAATGCACCATAAGCAGCCGAAAACCTTTGTCCCAGATTTGGGCTCACCAACTGTCTTTCTGGAACAACAGTCTCTGCTTCTGTTGGAGGCATTCCCTTCCCTCTATCAAGCATAGCTTGCACATCGGGAGGAACCTCAGCTCTTGGCTCTTTCTTCTTCTTACCCTCTAACTCATCAAGCCACGCCTGTGGCAGCCACTTCTTTGGATCTTTGTTAAATGAGACACAAAGCTGCACAGCAGGCTTTAATGCAACTTCAATTGATTGGGCAAATAGTGGAAGAAGGAGATTAGTGAATCTCAAGGTATCCGCTCTATCAAGTTCCTCTGACTGTACTAACATTGAGTTTACGTCCACAGTGACATCACCCTCGTAGGAAAGAAATTCTGGCTTGATTTTGAAGAACGATTTCTTTGACGATTCAAGGAACTCTCCTTTCTC